TTACTGGCGCTGATTTTAATTCTAAAGCTCCTATTTTCGCAGAGCATTGCCATTGAGAATTATATACAGAAAGTCCTGATTTTGAAGCTTGTGGTCTTTCTGATACGAATCTAACCAAACGATTAGAAGTAGCGGAAGTTTGTTGCGCGTAACTTAATAAATCTTCAAAAACAAAACCGCCGCTACCAGTTATTGATCCTGCTGTTTTAAAGAATACTGTTCCAACAGAAGAAGACGGAGAGCCAATAGCTGTCCAGTTTGTTGTTCCAGAAGTAATGATCTTGTATTTTCTTCCAACCTTCATAGCTGATGCCGCAATCGGCAACACCTTACTTCTAAACTTTGCTGATTTAGAAACATTCAAATCATTTAGAACTGAATAAAATAATTTGTCCTTTGCGATTAATGCGTAAGAAGAATAAGAACCGCCATCTAATTTTGATTTGCTGTATAAACTAATGCCATCAGAGCCAATGCCGTCTTGAAATCTTGCGTATAAACGGTGATAGCCAAGAGTGAGGGTAACTTCTTGAGTTGTTGAACTTAATTCATCTATCTCAGGAGGTTCGGCTAAATTCATGTCAAATCCATGATTTTCGTAAAAAGAACTTGCGAGCTGGCCATCAATGTAAAGATCAGCAGCGTCATCTGAGTCTATTTTAAATGAATATTTATTGACTGGATATATCTTTCCATTTCCCAAAGAAGATGGAACAGTTGCATTTTTAGTAAATGTCATTCCTAATTCTGGCATTATTGCCGCTCCTTCAGCTCCAGTCAAACCTAACTCTGCCCATTGTCCAGTATCGCCTATCTTTACAATTTCATAAGTAACTCCTTGCTGAGCATCATAAGAGTTAATGACTTTAGTTTTATCTATTTCTACATACAAGTATCCATAAAACTCCATTGCATAATTATCTAAAGAGTTTCTATCAAGAGTTGATCTTGTTATTGTTCTTAGGTTAGTCATGTTCAGCTCTTGATCATAGACTCCCTGAACAGTATATGCTGGAAAGTTATCAATCAGTGAATCAAAACCTGCTTTATCTGTTGGAGATGTTGATGGTCCAGCAACAACAGACCAAGCAGAAGCCCAATCGCCTCCTAAATCTGTTAAATTTGGAATAACTCCAGTATTAGCTTTTAGTGCTTTATATGTTGACTGGAAAGCTGGAGCAGTTATCTCTGCCCAAAAAGAAGTATTGACTGCGTTACTTACTATAGGAAATGGCTGCGATTCTCTCAAAGCATTTGCTGTTGCAGCGACCGTATATGTTTCTGTTGATGTCGCTCCTGCGATTACAAACTTAAATGTATTTGTCGTTACTTCCGTAATTGTTCTCGTCCCGTTTGCATAAACAGTTCCTGTTAAACCGTCAACAATTATAACATTACCAACACTTAATCCATGAGACGAGCTTGTTACTGTTACCGTATCTAAATTTCTTGTCGCAGCGGTAATTAGTTTTGGAGAATATCCTGATTCAGTAGCTACAAAATAACGCGTAAATACAGCTGTAGCGTTACTAGCCGCTGTATATGATCCGTTTCCAGTTCCACTAGCTAAAACATAAGTAAAAGTGTTTGATGTTGGAGTAGATGTTATTGTTTTCGTGCCATTTACATTTGGGCTTCCAGTTATTCCCGTTACCTCCACAATATTTCCAATTGCATATCCGTGATTTGTTGTTGTTGTTACCGTAACAGTTAAACTTGCTATAGTCGCTCCAGAGATATAATTTGTGTGAAGGTATTTCGTAACCTCTTTTCTTACGAATTTGTACGAAGAATCAAATGTTGGGAAGTTTAAATTAGCGAATTCTGTTGGACCCCATTTTATCAAAGTATTAGTTGGATACGTAACAAAGTAATTTGCGGAAGTATTGATTGCGTTTGTTGTCTTTGTCTTTAACTGAAATGGAATTGGGTCATACGATCTATACGCCAAACCATTTTGAAACGCAAACGCCGTTTCTATTGCGATTGCACCTTTCTTTGTCGATGACAACTCTTTCCAATCGTAAACAACGTCAGGATTGTAAGTAGATATATCAGGATTAGATACAACTTCTCCATTTGTTGTAACTACAACTTCAACTGGATCAGTAGCAACTTTTGCAGCTGAACTTGTAATAACATTAATATAGGAGTTTAATATATTGATGCTTGAGAAAATTTGGCTTTCCGAATCATTTGCTGATTGATTAGTAGAGAATCCGTCTGCGTTTAAACCATAAGGAGAAGGAGCTTCATCTTCTGAAACTAATTCAGTATAATCATTGATTGGTTTATCAGTAGGAGTCATTAGCTGTTTAATATCTGTGGCTAATGGATAATGATTTGTGGCCGCGCTAATTTGTGAAGAACCAATTAAAAGTCTTCCGTATCCAACAGGAACAGCTTGTCCTTGAGATGCGTTGTTAGGTTTATTTCCAAAAAGATAAGATTTACCACCAGCAGCTACTTCTTGATTAAAGTCTGGTTTGGGTTGAGGGAACAACAAAGACATTACTCCTTGAATAGCTAATCCAGCTCCCAATGCACTTAATGTAGTACCAACTGCCGCCGCAGCTGAACCCGCCGCCGCCCCAGCTCCCAAAGAAGAAAATCCAGCTATACCTATTGAAGCAAGACCACCAGTTGCTGCTATTAACGCTACACCAGCAGCCAACATCAATATACCTCCTGCATTTTTCCCAGCCCCCCAGACAACAGGAACAATGTGTATTTCTTTTGGAGCTTTTTGAACGTTTAGCTCTTTAGGATTAGTTAATACTTCATCATCTACAACTATTCTGTATAAAACCCCTTTAGTAGCTAATTTTTTAACAGTATTAGCGAAAGTCTTTTTGTTCGCGTTGATAGCCGAAAATACTTCTTTTGGAGAATTAATGTTTAAACTAAAACATTCTCCAAATAAGTTGCGTAACTCGCCATGCAAATATACGTTAGTCATAGTATTTTTTGAGTATCTCTATATACTCTTTATTTACATGAGGAACCTTTGGAATGATAAGGTTAAATTTCTCTGTTTGTTTGCTATAAATTAAATACGGAATACATGAGTTCTCACAATTAAATCGGTCGAACTTTGATTCATCTTCTTCTGTCTTTGGATGAGTATGATAAATAGCCGCAAGCTTTCCGCTTTTGATCTGCTTGATAACTTCTAAAGGATGAATTTCAAATACGTCGTTTTCATAAACAGCAATGTTTTTTGCTGGTTCAGTTTTGATTTCGCCGTTTTCAATATAGACAAATCCGCAGACCTCGACATTAGATGCGGCTGCGTGATCAATAATAGATTTCATGATTATTGTTGAGACATTCCATACTCTTCTGTACCGGGGAATCCGCCAAAAGGTAGTCCATCTTGATTTCCAAATCTCAACTTGCAACCTTTAATACTCTTGGAGCATTGGTCAGGAATCCAATATTCTTTATTGAAGTATGGATCTTTTGTGCTACTAGATGTATGATTTTTGGCGCAAACAAATACTTTATGAATCGGCTCCCAATTTGGAATTGCGTTAATATCAGATTTAGTTACTTTGATATTATGATTTTCTCTATAAACGTAATCGCCAACTTTATAATTATAGTTAGTAATCCATTTGTCTCTATTCACCAACAAGCCAAATGTCGATTCGTTAATGCCTACATATCTGGAGATTGCGGAATCTGTTCCAAATCTTTGAGAATTTGTTAATGTTGAAGCCTCATCTGCGTCGTAGTAATATCTAGAGACAGGAACAACTGCCCATGACGTAGCTGCTGGCTGTTTATAGTAAATAGTTAATGCACCAGAACCAGTTTGATTGTACCATCTAATTAAAATTCTATGATAACCTTCTTTTAAGAAAATAGTTCCATCTTCTTGAGGTGCGGTTGTGTTTTGTGGACCTTCGCCGTAATCTCCAGCAATTACATCACCATCAATAAATAATTCAGCAGCATCATCAGGATCAACTCCAAGAGAATAGCTTCCAGCTTCTCCTTTATCCACTTTAAAGTATCCGAGAAATTCAGAGAAGACGTAAGTATTGTTTGTTACTGTAACAGAACTAACGACAGATTCAGAAGAAAATGTTGCTTGAGCAATTTTGGTAGTAAACTCAGAAGAATTTGTTGGAGAAGCTGGACTACCAGTAGTTGTGTAAACTCTCTTTAAAAGACCAGCTCTAAAATCAGTTGCAACAGAAAGTCTCAGATCGTTCTCGTCCGCAACAGGCGCGCCCATATAACGGCATCCATTACCTCTGTAATGAAAAGAACAATAACGAGACATTACGATTCTTTTAGGGAAATTGACGCCATCAAGTTCAAGCGGCGAAGCTAACTCAAATTCTACAACACTTTTGCTTTCGCTGGAGCGTCTTAAAATAAAGAAAACTTGATCTTCTAAACCAGCCTGTGGATCGGCGCTTCCATAAGGATTAGCTCCAAGTGGTTTAGCCGCTGTTGGGGAAAAGTTTTTATCGTCAAGAAATTTAACAAAAGTGCGCTTTCTGACGATTTTTGCGCCAACTAAGTTGTTATATCTTCTGATTAAGTTAGATACGAAGAAATCTTGATTAGAAACTGCTAATTTTGGTCTAGGAAGTGTGCCGTCGCCTTTGCTCTCAAATCCAGAGCTTTGAATTGGAAATGGCGCATACTCTTCACCTTGCCAATAAACCGAGCCTTCTATTCCATTAGTGCCACCATGAATGTAAAGCTTCTCATCAGGAAAGTTAACGTAATCATAGTAAATGACAAAAAACTCTAGCAGCGCGGATGGTTCCAGCGAGAATAGAGCGGTATTGACTAAATGGTTAGATTCCCTTGACATTTCCTTTTACCTTTAGATTATATTACACCCATGAGTCAGAAAAACCATATAAAAATAGACTCTTTCAAAATAACTAGAATGTATTTAAACGACATTCCAGAAGTTCTAAAACTCGCTATATCAGCGCAATCCAAATTCGGAGTTACTTCAACAGTAGCTCC